CACGTTCAACTGTGCAAGTCACAGTGACTTCTTCAATGGAGTGCATGACACTATCACTGAGAACCTTGGTGATGCTGAGTGTGAGGGGATGAACATGAAGTGGAACATTGCCCGACAAAATGCATGGGCTATGCTCGACATGACGTTGCCTAACGTGACTGCTCGTATTGAGACAGACAAGCACAGTACTACCATTGCACAACGTATCATTGCGCTGCATGGTATTGATGGTAGCTGTTCCAACCAGACATTCTTTGGTGCTATAGATTTCTTCTGTACCAATGGCATGATCCGTGGTGAGCATGACAAGGTGAGGCGTAAGAACACCAGCAACTTCAGCATGGACAGGTTCATTCGTGACCTACGTAAATCTACGCAGTCATTCTATGCACAGTCAGAGCGTCTACAAGGATGGGCTAACAAGCCTTTGTTTGTAGGTGATGTAAAGGCTATGCTTGAGTCATTGCTCAAGTCTGACAGGACTGCAGAGAAGATGCTTAACTTGTACAACCAAGAGGCATCAGTGCGTGGTCAGAATGTGTGGGCTTTGTACTCTGCGTTTACTAACTACTCATCATATGCTGATGATCGTAATGGATTTGCCTTGCGTAAAACTGGCAAGGACACCAATGCTGTGTCCATGTTCCAACGTGAGAGCAAGGTGTCGCAGTGGATTGAGAGCAAGCAGTTCAAAGAATTGATTGCAGCATGACACGTTACATTATTATAGATCACAACAATAAGTGCAAGGTATCTTACTGGACTCTCAGTGAGATACTTGCTGAGATTAATAGGGATAGGTCTGATGAGTGGACACCTTATGATGAAACAGATTGGCGTGAGGGGTTAGAAGAATGGACTGACCTTGAATATGTTGGCAAGGAAATTGAGAAGCAATTTTGGACTGACCTCGCAGACAAAAGAGACAGTATGCTTCTTAAATATAGAAAGGAGACTGGTCTATGAAAAATGTAAATACATCAAATACAAGAAAGGTCAGGTTTTCTACCTCATCTTTTCCCACATCAGTGCATATACCAGCACGTGTGACAACGCTATGGCAACCCAGTAAAAAGAAAACAAAACTGAAAAGGAAACCACGTAAATGAACACAGTAAAACATCTTGTGGATAAGTACTATAATTCCAATGATTTCAAGATGTTACGAAGCAGAACTAAGAAAGATTATAAGTACTGTCTTAGCATTATGATAGAGGATTTTGGCTCTGTGAATTTTTGTGAACTCACAAGTAAACAAGCCAAACACGCATATGAAAGGTGGGTTGAGCGAGGTATCAGTCTCGCCAACCACGTATGCACAGTGTCATCTATCCTGTTTCGTTACGCTATCGAAATGGAATATACACACGTCAATCCATTTGCTAACATCAGACGCAAGACACCACCACAACGCAAGGTTGTATGGACAGAGGATGATGTGCGTCAATTTCTTGACACTGCCTATGGCGAGTTTCAGTGGCGTAGTATCGGATTGATAGTACACATGGCCTACGAATGGTGTCAGAGGCTAGGTGATATGCGTTTGTTGGAGTGGGATAACATAGATTTGGAAGAAAAAAAGCTGTATCTTGAGCAATCTAAGCGTAGGGCAGAGGTGACTTTACCTATAGAGGATGACCTTCACTCTATGCTTGTACAGCAAGAGCAAGACTTTGGCTTTCAAAGGTACGTTGTTCCTCGTACAACGCCCGTACAGGGGGAGTATCATCCTTACAGTATGGAGAGACTATCCAAAGCTGGAAGGGCTGTCATGCGCGAAGCTGGGCTGTCTGATGAATTAAGACTGATGGACTTACGGAGAACTGGTACAACACAAATGGTTGAAGCTGGTGTTCCTATGGGACAAATCATGTCGGTTACAGGACACAGTAATCCACAATCAGTTAAGCCATACATGAAAAATACGTATGCCAGTGCAAATAATGCCTTGACAGTACGTAAATCATATGGTAAAAGCAATTAACTGCCGCAAAGGAAAGTGATATATAATGAATATATATAATATAGTTAAAGAATTAGACATACCTAATGGACATACTAAGAGAATGTCTTGTCCTAACTGTGGACAACGTACATTTACTGTAACTAATAACATGGGTAGTTTAGTATGGAATTGTTTTCGTATGTCTTGTGGTGTGAAAGGTGGTACTCGTGTCCATCTTTCTGCAGATGATATACGTGCAGGTATGGGTGGTAATGCGAGAGACTTTGCAGAAGCTACACCATTTGATTTACCTACGTACATTGTACCACATAAAGATAATCTGCACATGAATAGGTGGTGTGATACATGGGGATTAGACATAGACAAACTTGGTTTGTTGTATGACGTAAAGGAAAGCCGTGTAGTGTTTCCTATTACGTATGAAGGTAAGATAGTAGATGCTATTGGCAGGTCTCTGTCTGGTCATCGTCTACCTAAATGGAAAAGATATGGAAAAAGTGGCTTGCCTTTTACTCATGGTTGTGGTAAAGTCGCAATAGTTGTTGAGGACTGCGTGAGTGCCGCCGTTGTTGGTTACGGTAAATTTGTCGGGGTTGCGATACTTGGTACATCTCTACAAGAATCGCATAAAGAGTATCTCACGCAGTTCTCGACAGCAGTAATAGCGTTAGACCCCGATGCGCTACCGAAGACATTGCAGATTGCAAAAGAACTGAGAGGACATGTAAACGATGTTCGTGTCCTTAGACTGAAAGATGATTTGAAATATCGTAACCCGACAGATATGGAGAAGTTAAATGGAATTATCACTGATTAGAAGTTTAATGGACAAGGCGTTCTACGATGACCATCGTGGTTCCAAGTGTCCCGACAGATTGTTTAGTGCAGATGTCCGTAAGATTAAGAAAGCTGTTGATACAGCTATGGATAGGTACGAGCGTTCTGTGTTGCCTGATGAGATTGAAGCACTGTTTATGTCCGACAATCCTACCCTGACTACAGCGCAGAAAGCCTCATACAGTAGCCTGTTTGGGCAGATTAAACGAGAGCAGCCGTTAGGTAGTGATATAGCACAAGAGGTGTTATCTAAACTATTTCAACAGGTTATAGGAGAGGACGTAGCTAACATTGGATTTGATATGGTCAATGGTGATGCAGCTACGCTTGAAAAGCTACGCAACTTGCTTGAGCGTTACGGTGATGACTTTATCCCTAACCTCAACATTGAGTGGGATGACATCACGATTGAGACACTCATGGCAAAGGCTGAGTTGGAAGCTAAGTGGACATTCAACATACCATCCGTCACCCGTAAGGTAGAAGGTGTATCAGGTGGTCAGCTTATTGAGGTAGGTGCTAGACCCAATACAGGTAAGACATCCTTCCATGCCAGCTTGATTGCTGCACCGAATGGCTTTGCTCATCAGGGTGCTAAGTGTATTATCTTATGTAATGAAGAGGCTACCCACCGTGTAGGTGCTAGGTACTTGACTGCCGCTGCAGGTATGACTGCACATGAGGTCAAGGATAACATAGGTAAAGCTAAGATGATGTATGAGCCTGTGTTCAAGAACATCAAGATAAAGGATGCAGGTGGCAGGGATATGGCATGGGTAGAATCTGTCTGCAAGGCAGAGAACCCTGACATACTTGTACTAGACATGGGTGATAAGTTTGGTGTGGCAGGTAACTATGCCAGACCTGATGAGGCACTCAAGGCTTGTGCTATCTACGCTAGGCAGATTGCCAAGACCTACGACTGTGCCGTGTTTTATATGTCACAGCTATCTGCTGATGCAGAAGGTAGGTCACAGCTTAATCAATCCATGATGGAAGGTTCACGTACAGGTAAGGCTGCTGAAGCTGACCTTATGATACTGATTGGTAAGTCACCTACCGTAGAAGGACAGGAAGAAGATAGTCCACTACGTCATGTCAATATAGTCAAGAACAAGTTGAATGGCTGGCATGGCATGGTTAATGTTGACCTCAACTACAGGACAGCGAGGTATGAAGGATGAAGCTAACACTTGATGTAGAGAACACTGTCACACATCGTGGTGGTAAGATGCACCTTGACCCCTTTGAGCCTAACAACTCATTGACTATGGTGGGTGTACTGACTGACCAAGGTGTAGAGCAGCACTTCCCCTTTGACCATGCTGATGTACCTAGTCAAGCTGACTACCATGAGCGTGTGCAGTGGTATCTTGACCAAGCTACTGTACTCATCTGTCACAACGTGGCGCACGATTTGCTATGGCTATGGGAGTCTGGGTTCAAGTATGATGGTGCAGTGTTTGATACTATGCTTGTCGAGTATGTCTTGCAGCGTGGACTGAAGGAACCCCTATCACTAGAGGCTTGCGCAGAACGCTACGAGTTAGATACTAAGAAGCAGGATACATTGAAGGAGTACTTTAAGAAAGGCTACAGTACACGAGACATACCATACAACGATTTGTGTGAGTATCTATCTGCTGACCTTCACGCTACCCAGCAGCTTGCTGATAAGTTATGGTACAGACTAAACACTACTGCTGATGCAGGGCTGCTGTCTACTGCACGGCTGACTAATCGTGTGGCTAAGTGCTTGACTAAGATATATCAGACAGGCTTTGCCGTTGACCTGACCAAGCTAGAAGAAGTACGCAATGAGTTTGAGCAAGAGAAGTTGCAACTTACCACTGACTTACAGGCTCATGTACGTAAGCTGATGGGTGATACGCCTATCAATCTTAATAGTCCAGAGCAATTGTCTTGGGTTATCTACAGCCGTAAGGTACTTGACAAACCATATTGGGGTAACGCTATTGACCCATACATGGATGATGCAGACTTCCGTAGCTTGATTGCTGGCGGCACAGAGCGTATACATAAGACGATAGCTAAACAGTGTCACCAGTGTGGTGGTACAGGATATACAAGAAAGGTAAAGAAAAATGGTGAACCGTTTGCGAAACCTAATCGTTGCTCTGCTTGTGATACTGCTGGTTACACTCTCTCACGCACCAGCGAAGTGGCTGGCCTCAAGTTCAAGCCACCATCGTCTAAGTGGGCAAGTGCCAATGGCTTCTCTACCAGCAAGCAGAACCTAGAGTTGCTTGAGGCTGGTGCTAAGTCACGAGGCATGACTGATGCAGTTGACTTCTTATCTAAGGTACGTAGGCTATCTGCTGTAGATACCTACCTGTCATCCTTTGTTGATGGCATTAGTCTACACACCAAGCAGGATGGCTTGCTGCACGTGAGGTTACTACAACACCGCACTGCCACTGGCAGGTTCTCTGGTGCTGACCCTAACATGCAGAACATGCCACGTGGCGGCACGTTCCCTGTAAAGAAAGTATTTGTGTCACGATTTGATGGTGGTAAGGTAATGGAAGCTGACTTTGCGCAGCTTGAGTTCCGTACTGCCGCTTACTTATCACAAGACGAGGTTGCAATTGAAGAAGTTTCTACTGGATTTGATGTACACGCATACACCGCTAAAGTTATTAGTGAAGCTGGTCAGCCTACGAATAGACAGGATGCAAAGGCACACACATTTGCGCCCCTTTAC